CAGACAACTGCTCTTCCGATCTAGGAGAAAGAGAATAAACTGTCTCGATATATACAGAAGACTCTTGGTGTTTCTGTTGATCCGTCAAGTATGTTTGACGTTCAAGTAAAGAGGATTCATGAATACAAACGCCAGCATCTTCTTGCTTTATGGGTGGTTTCTAGGTATGTGTATATCAAAAATCATAAAGACGATTACGTTGTCCCTCGTACAGTAATCTTTGGGGGTAAGGCTGCTCCGGGTTATTGGATGGCAAAACTTATCATTCGATTCATATGTTCTATTGCTGAGACTATCAATAGTGATCCTGATATGGATGGAAAACTAAAAGTTATCTTCCTTCCTAATTACAGCGTCAAACTTGGCGAGAAGGTATATCCTGCTGCGGATTTGTCGGAACAGATTTCTACAGCAGGTAAGGAAGCATCTGGCACTGGTAATATGAAGTTCCAGATGAATGGTGCTTTGACTATTGGTACACTTGACGGTGCAAACGTTGAGATTCGTGATTTGGTAGGTGAAGAGAACTTTTTCCTCTTCGGTAATACTGAGGAGCAGATTGGTGAACTATGGAGTAATGGATACAATCCAAAACATTTCATGAGTCCCAAATTATTTGAAGCGATTCAACTTGTAAAATCTGGACACTTTAGTGGCGGGGATAGAGAAGTATTTAAACCACTAATTGATAATATTCTCAATAGTGATCCATTCTGTGTATGTGCCGATTTTGAGGATTATAATCGTGCCCAAAGTGTAGTTGATACTACCTGGGGCAATCGTGAAGAATGGAGTCGTAAGTCATTGATAAATATCGCTAGATCTGGATTCTTCTCATCAGATCGATCAATTCAAGATTATTGTGATCTTATTTGGAAGATATAAATAATCGAAATTGAAATAAATTTGTAATGGTTGATTATGAAAATCCCTGGATTTTTGAAGGACAACCTTTTTTATCTGAGAATATTGGCGATAAGTTCGGTTTTGTCTACCTCATTACAAATTTACAAAATAATCGACAGTACATCGGTAGAAAATACTTCTGGCAGTTTAGAACTCCAAGAGGTAAAAAACGAAAAGTAAAATCTGAATCTGACTGGAAAAAATATTATGGTTCTTGTCCGGAACTTAAAGAAGACATTGACAAATTCGGTAAGCAAAATTTTAGCAGAACTATTATCAGCGTTCATAACACGAAGGGCAAAACTAATTTTGAAGAAACCAGACAACTCTTCGTCAACGGAGTCCTCACAGAATCCCTTGACAACGGAGTTCCAAAGTTCTACAATAGTAACATCCTCAGCAGATACTTCCGAAAAGACTACTATGGAAACGACGGACGTAGTAATGCAGGCTCGTAACTGGGCTATTACTCATATTGAAGAAATGGCACAAAATGAATCTGTTGATCAAATTTATGATAGACTTGCAATGATGGATGAATGGTACGAGTGGTTCGATCTTGACAAAATGGATGGAATGGACTACATTGTACTTGAAGACACAACTCGGGGTTCTGAATCAGAGATTTGAGTCTTCTCTTTTGTCTCAGTAGCTCAGTGGATTAGAGCAACTGCCTTCTAAGCAGTCGGCCGTAGGTTCGAGTCCTACCTGAGACGCCTCGCGGAGTTAGTTCAGCGGTAGAACGCTATCCTTCCAAGTTAGATGTCGTCGGTTCGATTCCGATACTCCGCTTTCCTTTTTTAGGAACATGAAACCAGTTGAAATTCTTCTACTTATATCAGAGTTAGAAGGTTCTTATCAACACACTAAGAAACTTGGTTTTGACGAAGACAGAGATGTTCTCAGAAAAATGTGTGATAAGTATCATAAACTGTATTTCAAACTAAAGAAGGAACAAAAAAACAATCCTCTATAGCTCAATGGTAGAGCTCTCGACTGTTAATCGAGCGGTTCTTGGTTCGAGTCCAAGTGGGGGAGCTTTGCTTGATTAGTTCAGAGGTAGAACACCAGAGTTACATTCTGGGTGTCGGCGGTTCGATCCCGTCATCAAGCATTCCCCCAAAGAGGATTATGAAAAATGATTATTGTGCGTTGCAAAGAATGCAACACAGAAATTTGTAGTAATACTAAAACTCAAGTCTGTGGTTGTCCTAACATGATGACTGTGTTAGGTGATAAAGTTTCTGCTCAGGATCTTAGCAAAATTGTTATGATTAATTCTGATAAGAAAAAGTTATCAAATAATGTTCTCTCTAATCAAGATCTTGCAGATCAAGAGAAGAGAAGAAAGCGTAAAGTTCGCAAACTCGATTTTGAAATTAAATGAAAAGAGTTTGGGAAGTTTGGAAGTATGCCATCGGAAGTTTCAGTGACGACAAAACAGCTCCTTACGATAATTACGTTGCTGGCATACGCACCATTATATTTGTTAGTTACATGGTTACTAACGCTTTTATTGTATCTGGAGTCATAAGACACTGGAACGATAACGACGGAAAGTTGGCAGAGCGGCTTATTGCACCAGTCTTGAAAACTGGAGAGGGTAACACCTCCGAGGGTTCAAATCCCTCACTTTCCTCCACGGGATGTAGCTCAGTTTGGTAGAGCACTCGCTTTGGGAGCGAGTGGCCGTAGGTTCAAATCCTATCATCCCGATTGTCTTTGTATCAACATGTTACACATCTTAAAAAACATCTTGTTTCTATATACAATTATACCTGCATAAAAATATTGGTTCTCTTTTATCTTCTTGTTCTAATATTTGTTGCATTAATTTTAATAGGTGGTTATAATGCCACCATGCGACTTGTAGCATACATTGATCTTAATGTCAGGTATTCTTTTATTAAATTGAGATCATACTTCTTGATGAGGAAACTTAGATCTCAACTTGTGAAAGACAGAAAACAATTACTCAAGGAGCATACAAAGAATGACATCACTTGATACTAAAGAGTGTCCAAAGTGTCAGGCAACCTGGATAGGTGGCCAACACTACTGGTATACTGGCAAGAAAGGGAACGAATTAGATCTTGCTGGACTAGTATGTAACAATCACGGTGATGAAACCTGCATAAATCCTTGTACTGGAATGGAAGGTGGAGTAACATGGGAAGAGAGAATGGTTACTTTGGGGCGACTAGAAGATGAGTCATCGGATGGATGAAATCAAACCAGAGCACTATGTTACGGAAAAACAGTGCCAAGAAATGATTGATAAGGCAATTGACAAACACAATAAAACTGCTACAATTATAAGTGCGATTCTGGGATCGATAGTCCTGGGATTCTACTCTCATGGACTTTTCACTATAGTTAACAAATGGAAATCTTTTCTTTAAAAGAATGGGAAGAAAATTTCGACGAACTCTTCGCACGAGTTGAGAATGGAGAGAGACTTGGTATTGTCAAAGAAGATGGTACAGCAGCTGTCTTTATACCAGAGGACGACGAACTACTAAAAATGTATACAGAACACGAAGAAGGTTCTTGAATTGAGGGACTGTCGCCTATTGGTTAAGGCCCACTGCTTATAACGGTGTGAACTGAGTTCAATTCTCAGCAGTCCTACCAAGGGGTTTAGCAATCTGGTGAATGCAGCAAACTCATAATTTGCCTAAGGCGAGTTCGATCCTCGCAACCCCTATTGACAAGGATACATAAGTCAGTTATACTTGACTCGTCAACACCCAGCAAAATGACACTGACTACAAAATTCAAGAAAGACGTACAGACTCTCCGAAGTGCAGCAAATGGAGAATTCTTTCTCGATGTGAAGAACCCAAAACTTTTCAAGAAAGTCCGCAAGTATTATGAGAATAGCGGTGTGGTTTTTTCTGGCGATCCCATGGATGACTATGACATCCTGATGGAATACGTGTATAATGATCTTGAAACTATCGAAGTCCAATGAAAGTTCTTCTTGAACGCTTCCCCTATCGTTACGTTGAGTCCGGTGTCCTAGAGAACGGACATCCTGACTATCGTATTCAAAAAGCACATTACTACACTAAGCGATACAGTGACATGTATTTGCTTGACAACAAAATGCAATTGATTACTGCTATGGATGACTTCGAGTATACAAAGTGGTTGGATCCTGAAGGTGTTCCCTGTTACATCAAAGATACAGTATCTAAATAGACACGTATAAGTCTTCATCATGTCTGAATATAATAAGACTGCACTGGTACTTGGTGCAGGTGGCTTTATTGGAAGTCATATGGTTAAAAGACTCCGCGAAGAAGGTTACTGGGTTCGCGGAGTAGATCTAAAGAATCCTGAGTTCTCTTCTACTAGAGCAAACGAATTTATTCTTGGTGATCTCAGGGATGTTTCATTTGTGAAAAGAGTTCTTGAGTTTAAAGGATATAATGGAAACTTTTTTAAAAATGTTCCAGAAAGACTGATTGAATCTTTTGATGAGATCTATCAGTTTGCTGCCGATATGGGTGGTGCAGGTTTCGTTTTCACTGGCGAGAACGACGCAGACATCATGCATAATTCAGTATCGATTAATCTGAATGTCCTTGAAGAGCAACGTAAACTTAACGAAAGGACAGAAGTAAATAAGACAAAGATTTTCTATTCTGGATCTGCCTGCATGTATCCAGAGCATAATCAACTTGATCCTGATAATCCAGATTGCCGTGAAGAATCCGCATACCCCGCCAATCCAGACTCGGAATACGGATGGGAAAAACTATTTTCTGAACGACTTTACTTTGCTTATCATCGTAATCACGATATCCCTGTTCGGGTTGCTCGATATCATAATATCTTCGGGCCTGAAGGAACCTGGGAGGGTGGAAGAGAGAAAGCGCCAGCTGCAATCTGCCGTAAAGTCGCAGATCTCGCGCCGCTCGGTGGATCCATCGAGGTGTGGGGAGATGGCTTACAAACTCGTTCCTTCCTGTTCATTGATGAATGCATTGAAGCAACTAGAAGGTTGATGGATAGTGACTTTATTGGCCCTGTCAATATTGGTTCCGAAGAAATGGTAACCATCAATGAACTTGTAGAGACTGCTGCTAGAGTCTCTGGAAAGGTTGTTCAGAAGCGTCACAAACTTGATGCACCTCTTGGTGTTCGTGGACGTAATTCTAATAATGATCTCATTCGTGAGAAACTTGATTGGGATTATTCTCAGACACTTGAAGAAGGAATTAGAAAGACATATAATTGGATTGCTATTCAGGTTGCTAATCGATGAAAGTTACAGTATTGGGTTCAAGTGGACAGATTGGTGCTTATCTCGTTGAGCACCTTTCTGCTAAGGGGCATGATGTTACGCCATTCGATATTGCTCGGCATCATGGTGAAGATTTGACTCAGATTCCGAATCATAATCTCGATCGGGCAATCAAGAATGCAGACTTTGTATTTGTTCTTGCCTTTGATGTAGGTGGTTCTAGATATCTGAAAAAGTATCAACATACGTTTGACTTTGTTAATAACAACACTCGTATGATGGCAAACATTTTTGATTTGCTTGGCAAGTATAAGAAGCGTTTTGTCTTTGCATCATCTCAGATGAGTAACATGAGTTACTCTCCCTATGGTGTGCTGAAACGTGTTGGTGAACTTTACACCAGTACTCTTAAAGGACTGACTGTCAAGTTCTGGAATGTCTATGGCATTGAGAAAGACATGGACAAAGCACATGTCATCACCGACTTTATTCGTAAAGGATTTGAAGAGAAGGAGTTTGAGATGCTGACAGATGGCACCGAAGAGCGTCAGTTCCTCTATGCTGAAGACTGCTGTGAGGCACTGGAGACTATCATGGAGTCTTATACTGACTTCAAACCAGAAGATCCTCTTCACATTACCTCATTCCGTTCTAATACAATTAGAGAGGTTGCTAATATCATCCAGGGATGTTTTGGATTGATTGGAAAGCATGATATTAATATCAAGTCTGGACTTGCTAAAGATAGCGTTCAGTTAGATAAAAGAAACGCACCAGATACTTACATCCTTGACTGGTGGATTCCTCAAACCACAATTGATGTAGGCATCAGAAAAGTATTCGATGAAATGAAAAAGGAGTATGGATACGAATGAAAATTTTTGTAACTGGTTGTGCTGGTTTGCTTGGTTCAAACTATTCGCGACATCTTCTTGCTGCTGGACATGAAGTATTAGGTATTGATGATCTCTCTGGAGGGTACAAAGCATATGTGCCCAAAGGGGAGAAATTTACATTTGTGAAATTAAATTTAGAAAGGAGGAAAAAAGTTGCTGAACTTTTTAAAGAGCATCAACCTGATGTCCTCGTTCATTTCGCGGCGTATGCGGCTGAAGGACTTTCTCCTTTTATTCGTAATTACAATTATCGTAATAATCTTATCGTTTCCGCTAATTTAATTAACGAATGCATCACCTATGATACGAAAGTTATCTTTACTTCTACTATGGCAGTATATGGAGATCAAACTCCACCATTTACCGAAGATAAGCGTCCACAACCTATTGATCCATATGGTATTGCGAAATATGCGGTGGAGTGTGATTTAAAATTAGCACATGAGCAATTTGGACTGCGATATAATATTGTTCGTCCTCATAATGTTCTTGGTGTTTATCAGAATATTTGGGATAGGTATCGCAATGTGATTGGTATTTTTATACGAAAGGCATTAAATGGACAACCCATTCTTGTCTATGGTGATGGAGAACAAACAAGAGCATTCTCAGATATAAAGTATTATATGGAACCGTTTGATAAACTCTTAACTGATCATGATTGTGAGATATTTAATATTGGTGCTGATAAGTATTTTACATTAAATGAAGTTGCCGTGTCAGTTCAGACTATTGCTGCAAAGCACGGTTATCATGTCAATATTGAGCACGGTGAACCCCGATATGAAGCAAAACATGCTTATTGTGATCATACCAAAGCAAAAACTATTCTCAACTTTGAGGATAATACTAACCTTAATGAACTGATTGAGAATATGTTTGTTTGGGCCATGAAGCAACCAAATAGGAAAGTTAAAGATATGGAATATGAAGTGACGAAAGATATTTACGACTATTGGAAAAATTGATGAAAATATTTGATTCCTTTAGATTCTTTAATGAACTAGAAATTCTTGAAATTAGATTCAATATTCTTTATGATGTTGTTGATTATTTTGTAATCACAGAATCACCATATACAACCATGGGTGATAGTAAACCACTTTACTATTGGGAGAACAGAGATCGTTTTTCTAAATTTAATGATAAGGTTATTCATAATGTAATGAATGATATTCCCAGTGATTTCACTGCATATTATGAAAAACAAAAATATCACACCGCATACAAAGATATTGATCCCAATTGTGGTATGCGATATATTGATATTCCTCCTAGATACCAAAGAGATATGTACGCAAGAAATTACACTGCGTTCTCATTGGAAAAAGCTGAAGTTGAAGATGATGACATGGTGATCACTAGTGATGCTGATGAAATAATTAATCCGCTGATACTTGAAAATACTGATTGGTTTGATCCTAATAACTTATACGCTGCTATGCAGAGAGCATTTTACTATGATCTTAATACTCATTACCAAGATGATTGGAGAGGATCTCGGGTATGTACATGGAGTAAAATGAAGGATTTGTCAGTTGACAAATTACGTGATAGTATGTGGGAGGAATCGCATCGTCTTCTAGATGGTGGGTGGCACTGGAGTTATTTTGGAGGGGTTGAAAGGTACAGGCAAAAAATGACTGCAGGTGCTGATAGTCAACAACTTACAGAAAATGAATCTTCCTCAAGAGTGATTAACAAATCTGATCCTTTAGGTAGAGGAATATCGTATCATCCAGTTCCAATTGACGAAAGTTATCCAGAGTATATTCGGGATAATCAGGAGAAGTACGCAGAATTTATTAAACCATGGAATTAATTGAAGGTGTAGCATTATCAGAACTTTGTGATTACTCGTTTGGCGATCAATCGGGACAATGGAGTGGTATATATACGCATTTCATGAAGGAAGCTAACCTGATGAATTTTGAGTTTGTCAGTAAAGTTTTTGAGATTGAAAGAAGCAGAAATTATATGACTCTGTTTATTGATAACATTCGTTTATATCATAGAAAGATTGCTGATGTTAAAGATGAAGATTGGCCCGCCGTCAGGGCAATGATGCAAAAGAGTAATCTTCTTAATCTCTGTAGAAACTTCAAGGACATGAAGTTTATTATCTTCACTAATCTTGAAGATACTCCGATTGATGATTACATTTATGAGTTTATTCCTGATAATGTAGTTCGCATTGTTGCTGTTAATGCCGTCACCTTTGGTGGGAAAGTGATTCCTGCGCCATATGGTGTGCAGAGACGTATGAATCCAAATGATGATCGAATGGAAATTCTTAATCACTTCATGAATGAGAGAGATCCTAGATCATTCAGACTACTCTATGTTGGCATAAATGAAAACTCACATGAAGAGCGTAAGGGTTTGTCTACAAAGTTTATAGATGAATCTTGGGCAACCGTGGAGAGTGGAAGAGTTGATTTTGAAACTTACTTAGAACACATGAGAAGGTGTAAGTTTGTTTTATGTCCTAGAGGAAATGCTATTGATTGTCATAGAAACTGGGAGACAATCTACATGCGGCGTGTTCCTGTAATGAAAAGAACTCCGTATCTAGAAGAATTGTATAAAGACTACCAGGTTCTTTT